AAGGTAAATAATCATGACTGCTGCGACTTTCCAATCCACAGTTAACGTCAATCTGGGATTTGGTATTCCCGGTGAATTGATTGTTGACGGTCCACAACGTGTAGATTCCTTAACTCTTGATTCCACTGGGGGAACAATTGGTTTGGCATTTACAAAATCTAACTCTACTAACGTAGCTACTCAAGGTGGTGTAGTTGGTACTGGTATCTTGTTTGCTGGTATTTTGGTTAACCCAAAATCCTACGCTTCTTATGGCGCAGTTGGTGGTGCTCCACTAGATCCAACCTTGTTCCTCGGTCCTAATTCTCAGGGCGAGTTCATGACTATGGGTACTATTGTTGTGACTCTCGTAGGTGCTGCGAATATCGGTGATTTGGTTGAATACAACACAACCACTGGCGTTCTCTCCACTGTTGCTCCCGGCAGCTCTGCTACCACAGGTAACGCATTGATTCCTAATTGCGTTGTATGGAATTACCCAACTAGCGGTACGGGCTTAGCAGCTATCCGTATCACTGATTAATAAGGACTGATATATGAACAAATCTATCGAACGCAGCTCACTGTCTCCTCGTCAAGTTGGCGTGGTACAAATGTCTGCCGATGACGTATCCGATTACGCTGCACTCGGAGACCTCGGCATTAACTTCGGAGCTCAAAATCTGAAGGCAATGGCTAATTACGCAATGGATACCCAAAGCGATGTAAGCCAACCTTCGATCACGACTCCAGTTCAGTTTCTACAAAACTGGCTTCCCGGCTTCGTTAAAGTAATTACTGCTGCTCGTAAAATTGACGAGCTCTGCGGTATTACTACAACTGGCTCTTGGGAAGATCAAGAGATCGTTCAAGGTCTCTTGGAGCCAATCGGTAATGCCGTTCCTTACGGTGATTACACAAACGTTCCTTTGGCTTCTTGGAATACCAACTTCGTTCGTAGAACTGTTGTCCGTTTTGAAAAGGGCATCAAAGTAGGTATGTTGGAAGAAGCTCGTGCAGCTCGTATCCGTATCAGCACTTCTGCTGAAAAACGTTCGTCTGCAGCATTGGCTCTTGAAATTCAACGTAACCTCGTTGGTTTCTACGGTTTCAACAACGGTAGCAACTTGACTTACGGTTTCTTGAATGATCCGGGCTTGCCAGCATACGTTACTGTTGCTGCGACTGGTACAGGTGGCTCAACATTGTGGTCTACAAAGACTTTCTTGCAAATCGTTGCTGACATTCGTGTTGCTGCAGCTCAGTTGCAAACTCAGTCTCAAGACACAATCAACCCTGAAGATGCAGAATTGACTTTGGCATTGCCAACCAATTCATACCAATATTTGTCAGTTACTTCTGACTTTGGTATCTCAGTTCGTGACTGGTTAAACAAAACCTATCCAAAACTGCGTGTAATTTCAGCTCCTCAGTTGAATTTGGCTAACGGTGGCGCAAACGTGTTCTACCTCTATGCTGAGCACGTTGAAGATGGCGCAAGCGATGACAGCCGTACATGGGTTCAAGTAGTCCCAGCTAAATTCCAAGCCCTAGGCGTGGAAAAAATGGCTAAGGCTTACGAAGAAGACTATGCCAACGCAACTGCTGGCGTATTGTTGAAGCGTCCTTACGCTGTTGTTCGTTACTCAGGCATTTAATAGATAGGGCGGTCTTATGGGCTGCCCAATCTAGCTGATGTAAGATAGGATAGACGGGAGAAATCCCGTCTTTCTAAACATCAAAAAGGATAACAAAAATGGCTAAAAATTATGTGTTTTCAACACTAGCTAATGACCAAAACTATACGAATTGGATTGCTGGCGGTGCTGACGTTCCTATTAAGGGACATTCTGTTCTCATCAAAGGTGGGACAGGCGTAGCAAATGACCGATTGATTACCCCTTTGGGCGTATCAACAGAAGTTACTGATTATGACCTTGAGGAGCTTCAAAAGAATCCTTCCTTCAAGGCTCATGAAAAAGAGGGTTTTGTGACCGTAAAAGCTAAAAAAGTAGAAGCTGAAAAAGTGGCTGCGGACATGAACCTAAAAGATGAATCTGCTCCTTTAACTGACGCAGATTATCAAAAAGAAGACGCACCAAAAGTCGGAAATAACTAAAAATGACATCCATTACACCAACTTATGACGATGAGGCGTTTCGGAACCAGTTTCCTCAATTTGAGAATACGACACTGTTTCCACCTGCCCAGCTCGAAAGTTGGTGGACTATGGGTACAGCGTATATCAATATCGATAATAACTATCCTTGGAATTTCAATACCAAGCAGCTTCAGTTAGCAATCGATTTGATGTGCGCTCACTTGTCAGCGTCTTTTAGTCTTATCAACAACGGTGTGCCTGTTGTTGTAGTTCAAGGCTCTGCAGAGGGGTCTGTTAACGTTTCTCTAGTGCCTCCTCCAGCTAAAACTGCATTCGGCTGGTGGCTGGCAACTACTCCTTATGGAAATCAGTTAAGGGCTCTATTGAGAGTGGTCGCTAACGTAGGCTTGTATATTGGTGGAAGCCCTGAAAATCAAGGATTTCGTAGAGCTGGCGGGTTCTTTGGATGAAACAACTTAATCTCGACAAGATCAAGATTGCGCTAGAGCGTGTTCCTGAAGAATTCGAGGGCATGGTAGCTCAAGTCGGCTTTCCTTCGGGGATCAATTACGAAGACGGCACTTCCGTTGCTTATGTAGCAGCAATACAAGAATTTGGAGCTCCGGCAGTTGGAATTCCAGCTCGTCCATTTATGCAGCCAACAGTCAAAGAAAAAAAAGACACTTGGACCAAGACTATTGAAAAAAGCATTCCCAAGGTAGTTCTTGGGAAAATGACTGCTTTTGACGTTTTGGATTTGGTGGGAATTCAAGCTGCTGCGGATATTCAAACAAAGATTTCAACTATTTATTCACCTCCTAATGCGCCAGCAACAATCAGGAGAAAAGGTTCATCCAAGCCATTGATTGATACTGGGCTTATGCTTGCATCGGTTCAAAATGCGGTCAATAAAACTGGGTCAGAATTTACTGGGAAAGGCTCGTAATGTTTAATGTTAGAGCTCTTGCCAACAAGAATATTCAGATCACAAACAAAAACCAACAAATCAACTGGATACAGTCAAACGGTTATGTGACCGATGACGCAGGGAAACGCACCCCTAAGACCATAACTTTGACAGTTGATGCTCAGGTACAAGCTCTTAGCGCAACCGATTTAAAGCATATTGACGGGCTCAATATCACAGGCGTAATGCGTTCTGTTTATATGTACGGCAATGCTGCTGGCGTGGTTCGAGTGGATCAGTTGGGCGGGGATATTTTGGTATTTCCTGAAGTTCCCGGTGGCTGCAATCGTAACTGGCTTATCACTCAAGTCATGGAAACATGGTCTGATTGGTGTCACGTTATCGTTACCCTTCAGGACGATTAATCATGTCAGCAACTTTAAATATTAATGACCAAGACGTATTTCGAGCGTTAGTGGTCTTTTTTAACTCCTTTTTACCTGCGGGGACTGAGGTAGTTCAAGCTCAAGATAACAGAGTCCCAATGCCTAAAAATGGCTTTGTAACCATGAATAATACGGGAATGGATCGATTATCATTTAACGTTGATAGCTATGATTCACTTTCTCAGGGTAAGTTCATTCTTACCCCCACCCAATATTCAATGCAGTTAGATTTTTATGGTTTGCTTTCTCAAGAGTGGGCTATGCAGACTATGGCATTGTTTCGAGATGAGTATGCAACGGAGATTTTCCCGCCAAATATTCAGCCGTTGTATGCGGACGATCCAGTCCAAATTCCGCTTATTGATGGGGAAGCCCAATATGAGCAACGCTGGAAATTGGTAGCGAGTTTACAATACAACCCAATCCTTTCAACGACTCAACAGTCTATGATTGCAGTGGATATTGCGCTTGCTCCAATCGATCAGACATTTAACCCCTAGGAGAATTTATGAGTACCATTCCTTTTTCGCAAGTAGTCCAAGTCGTACCGTCAGTTTTATCGGCTAATGGTGTAGCAGTTGACCTAAACGGTCTCGTGCTTACTCAAAATGCTGCTGCTCCTTACGGTTCAATCCTAACATTCGCAAACGCTGCTGGCGTTCAAAGCTACTTTGGTGCTAACTCAACTGAAGCTGCGATTGCAAATATCTATTTCAATGGATATGACGGAGGCACTCAGCTTCCCGGTACTTTGTTGATGACTCGTTATCCTGAGACAGCTATTGCTGGCTGGTTAACTGGTGGTTCATTGGCAAACATGACTTTAGGTCAACTGCAAGCTTTGACTGGTACTTTGTCAATTACTGTTGCTGGCGTTGTTAAAACATCCGGCACAATCAATTTGACTAGCGCAACCAGCTTTAGCAATGCTGCCACAATCATTCAGGCTGCCTTTACAACTCCCGGCTTCACAGTAACTTATAGTTCACAAAGCTCATCTTTCGTATTTACAACAAATACGACTGGCGCAACTCAAACTATAAGTTATGCAGCTACTGGCACTTTGGCAACTGCATTGATGCTAACTCAAGCAACTGGCGCAATTTTGTCTCAAGGTGCTGACGCAGGAACTCCTGCAACATTTATGGCTGGAATTTTGACTCAAAATCAAAACTGGGCAACATTCATGACTGCTTGGGAAGCTGTTTTAAGTGAAAAAGAAGCCTTTGCACAATGGAGCAATTCCGTTTCTCCACGTTGGTTATATGTTTGCCAAGACTCCGATCCTAACGTTTTGATCGCTTCTAGCACCACTACATTCGGTGATTACCTGCAACAAAATCAATTAATCGGATCAATGCCTATTTTTGGTGATTACACTCATGCAGCTTTTGCTTGCGGATTTGCAGCTTCTTTGAACTTTAACCGTCTCAATGGACGTGCAACGCTTGACTTCAAATCACAGTCAGATCTAGTTCCTTCAGTAACCAATGCAACTCAATACGCTGCAGTTTTGTCTAATGGTTATAACGCATACGGTGCTTGGGGATCAAACAACCCTGCAAACAATGCTAACTGGTTCTTCCCCGGCTCTGTTTCAGGTAAGTGGTTATGGGCTGATACCTATTTGAACCAAATTTGGCTCAATGCTAACCTCCAGTTGGCTATGGTTAACTTGTTGACTTCTGTTGGCGCAGTTCCTTACAACTCACAAGGTAACGGTTTGATCTACTCTGCTGCTCTTGATCCAATCAATGCAGCTTTGAACTTTGGCGCAATTCGTGCTGGCATCAACGTTTCGTCTGCTCAAGCTGCTGAAATTCAGTATGCTTTAGGATTTAACGCTGCTCCTACCATTGCTTCCCAAGGCTTCTACTTGCAGATTCTGCCAGCTACAGCTCAGACTCGTGCAGCTCGCCAATCTCCCCCTATTACTTTGTACTATCAGGATGGCGAAGCAGTACAACAAATCGTTATGGCTTCTATTGCAATTCAATAAGGAATAAATTATGTCAACAATAACCTCAGCAAATTCGGTCCTTTCATTAGCGATCAATAACTACTTCCCAGTTCCTCAAGTTATCCAAGGCTATGCGGTGGATGACGCTTTTGAAGGCGAAGCCGTACAACAATCTGAAGTCTTGATGGGCGTTGATGGCGAGCTCAGCGCAGGTAAAGTATTTGTCCCTTACAAGATGACTATTCACCTTCAAGCTGATAGCCCAAGCGTTTTCTTATTTGACGCATGGCGCAACGCACAAGATGCTGCAGTTGATGTTTTTTCTGCTAGCGGCTCAATTACGTTACCGTCCACAAGTATGGTGTATACTTTACAAAATGGCTACTTAACAATGGCAACTCCGTTTCCAGCTGTTAAAAAGACATTGCAACCA